ACGCCGCCAGAGCAGTAGAATGTGTCAACGCTCTGGCCGGCGTGCCGAGCGAGATGATGTCGGCCGTTGCAGAGGTGTTTCGAGAGGCGGTTGTCCAGGGACAGGCGGAAGAATCCAAATGAGATAAACCCAACATAATCCCAACATAATCCCAACCAGCCGGGAAGTAACAATGAAACACATAATCCACGTTAATCAGCACGTAATCAAGAGAAACACAAAGCAGAACGCGAATGAACCACCCCTGACAGTCAAAACATATAAGAGCAACGACTACTGCCAAGAAGCCGTCATCTGCGACAGACACGGTGATGAGGTGGCAAGGGTGGTGTATCGGCCGCATAAACCCCTGTCGTGCGGTGCCAGAGTGTGGGTTGAGACGAAACACGACGTCGTATGCTTGGATTGAAGCTGGTCTAGTGGAGTAATCGACGTGTCAGAACCATACAACCACGTCGCAGTCTTCCGCGGCGGGCCTTTGGACGGTGCCAGGATGTCGGTTCAAACTGACATGATGATGGCTGTTTTTATCACCGATTCGGGGAGTGTTCTTCGCTACGAATGTGGTGCAATCGAAGACCTGTGGCTGGAAGGCGAGCAGGAGATGGACATCCGGGAACACATCTTCACTGAGGCACTCGACGCCGAAGTGTTCGACGCCGAACTGAAGCTGGAGATGACAGCGGAAGGGCAGTGATGAACCGGGTCTCCCGTAGGGCGCACGAACCGCACTTGGGACTACCAGACAAGGATATGAGAAAATGACCGACGTAGGAGACCTGTCTTATCGGAACCTGCCGAATATCTGGTACGAATGCCAGATGAGGCGAACGGACTTAAAGCATCCTGTTGACGCTACCCACGATGATGTTCTATTCGGGTGCAGTCTTACCGATACTGCTAACCTTGCGGACATATCCAATTCTCTCGCCAGCATTGCCAAGTCCCTTCATTTGCTGGCAAAGCCGCAGCGGGACGAGATCGAACAGGAAAAATCCAAGAAGGAAGAGGCGGATCGGCAAGAGGGCGAGGTTTGGTGGATGAGGGTGAACAGGATCGAGCATATCATTGATCGTGTGGATCTCGATAAAATAACCTCGCCAACAGGTAGCGAGGACGCTGCTGAAGAAGTGCGTTCAGCGATCACCCGCAAATTGCGTGGGTGGGCAAGACTGGCTGTTGGCAACAGGAATACCCGAAAGCGAGACTTGGACCACATCCGTTTTTATCTCAAAAGGTCTCCAGAAGAGTGGTGCAATCGAGAATTCCTACTCCTGCTTCCGGGGATCGGGCCGGCGAGAGCCGCGGCGTTTATGGGGAGTTAGTCTCCCGTAGGGCGCACGAACCTCATTTCAGTCTACCCTGGTAGTGTCTGGGAAAAACAACGCGGCATGGCTATTTATCCCATTGGATGAACAAGACCTGGGTGCGTGACTGTTCCTAAAGCACGCTGGGTTCCACCGGCACAAGAATCGAATGAGTGCCTATTTTGTAGATGGGAATACTTGATGGTCATATACATCGCCGGTCCCATGCGTGGGAAGCCAGAGTACAACTACCCAGCGTTCGACGAAGCAGCCCGTCGCATCGGGAAGCGACACGAGGTTATTAACCCAGCCAGGATGGACCGTGACGCTGGGTGGACGGTTGAATCAATCGCGGCACTGTCATCGCACGACATGGGTAAATTCATTCGTGACGCCATGCAAAGAAACACGTGGTTCTTATGCCACGCCGAAGCCATCGCGCTGCTTCCCGGTTGGGAGAACTCCGTTGGGACTGCCGTAGAGATTGCGTTGGGCAAGATGCTGGGGCTTGCTATACTGGACGCTGAGACACTTGAGCCTGTGGAGGCGGCATGACTGACCTGCGTGAGTCTGACGAAGAAATCGAGGCGTGGGAGAACAAGCGAATGCAGCGAGAAGAAGATCGGGCGAAGCGACTGACAGCTACGCAACTCGACCTCAAGGTTACCGCAGAGGACTGCATCTGGGACCAGACGGAACTCGGTGCCGAGAAGTATGACCCTGACGAATGGCGTAAGGAAACAGCCCGTCGCCACATCCGCCGAGCCATCAAGCACTCATTGACGGCGCTGGAGATCCTCGACGGTGACCGGCTCAACGACGGTGAGGACCACTTGGCTGCTGCCGTGTGCCGGATGACGATGGGGTTTTGGGTTGCTGATAACACCAAAACAGGATGATGCAATGCCTGATCCCGTACACGTCACCATCGGCGATCACAATTGGAAAATCGTCTGGGTTGATAAGCTTCAGCAGAACGGCGAATCCTGTTATGGGTGGACGTGTACGGGAACCAAAACAATCACACTAATAAACGGACAGAGTCGGGAAGAACTGCTTGACACCATTCTCCATGAGGCATGCCACGTTGCGGAAGACGGCACCACATTTCTGGCAGAATCTTGGATTGCTGAACTCACCAGCGCACAAGTGAAGTTGCTTGCTGCATTGAAGTTCATATCTTTGAGCGAGGATGAATGATGGCAGGGCAACCCGTGTCGGATGCAGACATCCAAGCAGCCGCTGACGCTGTCGAGGCATACGGCACTAAGACGGAAGCGGCACGGGCGTTGGGAATCCCCCGCAAGACACTGTCCGACCGATACGATACAGCCAAGGCACGCAACCTCACATCCGGCGAACCTGTCAAGTCAGAAGAATCATGGGACCAAGAAGACAAGGACGGTGGCAACGCACTGGGTATCCGGTCCACGAGCGCACGGCTCCGCACAGTGGATGATGTTCTCGACCATGCCGAAATCGACCGCAATCAATGGACGGTCCTAAGTTCCAGGGTGAAGTCGTGGGAAGTGACCATCAAGGTTGGCAATCCTGAGGACGGATTCAATCCCGAGGTGATTCCGATGTTCGGAGTCACCGTCACGCTCAAGCGGGTGGTTCCCCAGTTCATCACTGAGGCGGTGAAGGCACTGGCGATCAGGCTACCGAATCACAAGCCGCTGGTTCCCAAGCAGAAGAAACCCACCGCGAAAAAAGACCTACACATGCTAGAGATTGCGTTATTCGACGCACACTTCGGCAAGCTGTGCTGGGGCGAGGAGACGGGAGCTGACTACGACACTGCCATCGCCGAGAGCATTTACCGCAACGCCGTTGACGACTTGCTGGACAAGGTGAGCGGATACAACATTGAGCAGATTTGCTACCCGGTTGGAAACGACTTCTTCCACATCAACTCGTGGAAGCACGAAACAGCCCGCGGAACACCACAAGACCACGATGGACGATTCCAGAAGGTCTACGAGGTGGGCAAGATGGCAATCGTCCACGCCATCGACAAGTGCCTGGAGATTGCTCCGGTTGAGGTGCTGTATGTGCCAGGCAACCACGACCGGGAAACATCATGGTATCTCTGCAACAACCTCGCATCGTGGTATCGAGATATCAAGAGGGTCACTGTCGATTACTCTCCCTCGGCAACCAAGTACATCAAGTATGGCGTCAACCTGATTGGATTCACCCACGGCAACGAGCAGAAGCACATCGACCTTCCGAGCATTATGATGCACGACAGGCCACACGACTTCGCCGACGCACAGGTACGCCACTGGCACATTGGGCATTGGCACAAGAAGCGAGAGCTGAAGTTCACGGCAGGCGACACGTTCAACTCCGTAGAGGTGAAAATCCTGCCGTCACTCTCAGGAACAGACTCTTGGCATTACGACAAAGGCTACGTCAAAACGCCCCGTTCTGCCGAAGCACACTTGTGGAGCAAAGACAAAGGATATGTGGGATACTTCAACGCTTACGCCAGGGAAGAATGATGCGAGACAAAGGCGCAAACCTCACACATATCTGCATTGTGCTGGTCGTCGCCGCTGTGTTGGCGGTTTGGTGGCGAGCAATGGGGATCTGAAAGGAATCAGCGGTTATGTATTCACGGTTATATCGCGGGCTTCGTTTGTTCAATTGGGATATTGCACCAAGTATCGCCTGACAGAGCTAATGCTAACGCCAATAGATTTTGCGATCTCGGATTGCGTGAGTCCTTGTTTTCTAAGTTGGATTGCACGTTTGGGGTCCACTCCGGCCTTAGTCGCGCCTCTCGGCCTTCCGGTGTAGACGCCGCGTTCTTTTGCGGCTGCGATTCCTGCTGATTGTCGTTCTCGTCGTGTTTCCTGTTCCATTTCTGCGACGGCGAAGAGTACGGATGCGATGAGCTTTCCGACTGCTCCGTTGAAGTCGATCTGTTGGGTGACGGAGACGACTCGGATTCCTTTGTCGCACCATTCACACAAGGTGTTGATCCCGTCTTTGAGCGAGCGGGAGAGACGATCGAGCTTCCAGACCACGACGGTTTTGACCTTGCCCTCGAAGATGTCTCGCTGCAGCCTGTTGAATTCGGGCCGGTCGAGCGTATCGCCGGATTCCTTGTCTGTGTACCAGCGAGGCTTGGTGATGTTGTTTCCGTCGATCCAGCGTTGGATCTCCCTTCTCTGTCCATGTTCGTTCTGGCCGACTGTGCTGACTCTGACGTAGATTGCTGTTGTCATGGTTGGTTTCCAAATAGCGTTGGTTTACGTTGGTTTGTGTTGGTTTACGTTGGTTTGGAATTCCTACCATATAGAGTCCACCCTGTGAAGTCAAGTGACATTGCCATTGCGGGTCCATATTGGTAGGATGGCGGTGACCGAGTTACGCAAGGAGACGACACATTGACCAAGGCCGATGACATCCATGACGAGTTGGAGTGGATAAAAGAACAAAATGACCCGCAGAAAATCCTTGATGTGGCGTCGTTATTTTTTAAGCGGGTTGACCTGGGGCGGTGGCGGCCTGTGAAAATAATCTCCCTCACCGGATGCGGGTGGACGTGCGAGTTAGAGTCGTACACGGACAGCGGAATCGTTTCTTGTGTTCTCCGCCACGACATTGATCGGAACCGATGGGAATACAACGGCCACTGCCAAGTGCGGGCTGACGCGCATGTCGCCGAGGCGATGGGCGTACCCATCAGTTACTTGCAGGGGATGTCCGATGCTCTTGATTTTTCCAGCAAGACACTTAAAAGTCTCCCCGGTCAGTTTCAGCGGTTGACTGATATCCATAACGAGCTTCGCGAACGGTCAGCAAAACTCAAGAAACGCGAGGAAAAGCTGACGGTAGAGGTCGTAGCAAAAAAGGTCGTCAGGAAGGTCAGGCGGGATTGTGGCCGAAAGACAGCAAAGAAGATTGCGCAATTGCAACAACTGTTGCAGAGTTTCAAGTGGCGGGAATGGATGTCCAAAACACATGACGGGCCATATCAGAATGTTCCACCGCCCATGTGCTCTGCTCCCAGTGATAGTAAAGAGACAGATGTTCCCGCAAAATCCGGAGTCTACTTCGTCTGGTGCGGATCTTTGGTTGAGTATGTTGGGCAGTCCGTGTGCCTTTCTAACAGGGCCAACATTGCAAACCACCAAAACATCCATGACGGAGATGAATTGTCGTGGTTAGAGTATCCACGGGGCCAACTTGACTTTGCTGAGTCATACTACATTGGTGTTTGTTGCCCTCGTCGCAATTTCGGTAAAAACGCTGCGTGGCGGAAGACGGAAGAAACATGCGACGTTTAGAAATACCCCCCGGAACATACTGTGGCGACCTGACGGTGGTTCGTGAGATGGAATCCACCGGCAAGCGCCGATTCACCTGCAAGTGCGACTGCGGCCAGAGTGTGTTGGTCAGGCTGGACCATCTTCGCAGCGGCCACACGTCGAGTTGCGGGAAGTGCGGGATCGAGCACAAAGGGGAGCGGAGGACGATTCGGGCGTGGGCGGAGTCGAAGGGAATCAAGGAAAGCACGTTGCGGGCACGGTTGAAGATCATGGGAATCGGTGAAGCATTGGAGAGGAAATGAGAAAGTGCGAACGATGCACCATTCCAGCCACTTCCATGACAGACCGGTTCTGTGATCGATGCCGCACGGCAGCACTGAACGAGATGCGCGAGAATAGATACCTAGACCCCAAGACTTACGGACACGTTGGGCAGAACAGAACCGGCGAGCAGAGAGAAAACACCTACGATACCAAGCACGGGACTGATCGGTGAGCACGATGATTGAGATCAAGGCTGGCCCAGAGTTGGACAAGGCTGTTGCCGATGCAATTGGCGATGAACCGGCACTTCCGTTTTCAATTGCTCGGGCGATGGCTGGCGAAGAGGGGTTCACGTACAATCTGTACTCCACCGACCTGAACGCGGCGTTTGCTGCTGCTGAGAAAGTGGGTCTATGGGCCGGCTGCAGTCACATTCTCGGTAAAGGTTCGGCATGGCGTACTGGCGCTGATGGCCACTGGTGGATTCACCACACACGAGACGGTAGCGCTCCGCTGTCGTTCGAGTCGGAAGTTTCTTCGGGTCACTCGCTGGCACTCGCCATCTGTGCGGCGATCCTTGCATTGAGGGAAACCCCGTGATGAGTAATCCGAGCGAAAAAAGAAACGATACGTTCATTTTCACGTATTACCGAGGGAGTCAGACAGAGTCGATTCTTGCGTCACTCACCAGACATGGTGCCTACGTGGTTGCCGTGTTGCGACTGCAAGTTGCCGGTGAGTGGGGCGTCGTGTACCAAAATGACATCGAGCTAGACATGGAGGTTTGGACGTGACGGGCGAACAAATACTAAGAACGTGCAGGGAACGCGGCTGGATCGTCACGTTCCGCCACTGGGTGACGATCACCCCCAAGTGGATGACGGTTCCGCAGGGAATCTCAGCACGAACACTGGCGAAAGCATTTAGCTTGTGCGAAGAATGGGCACCAGATGAGTGATCCGACTCCCTATTACCATCTCGTTCCAAAATCGCCGATCGAGAATCTTCGCTGGCGGATTCGATGCCGAGAGCGCGCGCTGGAAGATGCTCGGTTCCGAGACGCATTCCATCAGGCGTGCATGGAAGACGTTCTATTTTTCTGTGCCTCGGTGCTGTGGGTGCATGAACCTCGTGCCAAAATCAAGAAGAAGCCGTTCTGCCTAGCGGCCGGAACACTCGTCGTGACGAACTCCGGTCCAGTGCCAATTGAGAACGTCACCCGTCAGCACCTTGTGTGGGACGGAGATTCGTGGGTTGCTCACGGTGGTGCCTTGTGCATGGGACAGAAATCTGTCATAATGGCCTATGGACTTAGCCTCACTAGCGATCACAAGGTATGGACGAATCATGGGTGGAAAAAGGCGTGTGAAGGATATGAGCGGGCAGGTGTTCGGCTTGCTGACGGTTATCGAGAGAGATGGGGACTCTCCGTCGGGGAGAGGTCTGCCGGCGAAGTGGAGGTGCCAGTGCCAATGTGGCAAGGTGACGACCGTATCTGCTTCGCACCTCAAGATGGGGAAGACAAAAAGTTGCGGTCACCTGAAGGGCTGTGTAAAGCATGGACACATGAGGGGCCGAACGGCGACTCCGACCTATTACACCTGGCTGGCGATGCGCCAGCGGTGCAAGAATCCCAACAATCGAATGTGGCATCGGTACGGGGGTCGCGGAATTTGTGTTTGCCAGCGGTGGGAAAAGTTCGAGAACTTTCTGGAGGACATGGGAGAGAAGCCGAAGGGACTCACGCTGGATCGAACCGAAAACGACGGAAACTACGAACCGGGCAATTGCTGTTGGGTGGGGTGGAAGGAACAAGCTGGGAATCGGTCTCCGCGAACCCTCAAGAAACACGAAACACCGCTGGGAAAACGGACTGTACCGGAGATTGCAAAAGCGACAGGTCTAACCGAATCGTCAATCTATGTCAGAATCCACAAAGGCATGACTGGCGAAGCACTGGTTCGTCCACGGCGGTTGTCTACGACATCCTGAACAGTGGTCCGAAGAACGCATTTACCGTGATTGGTGACGACGGAGAGCCTCTGCTGGTTCACAACTGCCCGTGGCCGCATCAGGAGCCAGTGGCTTTGGCGATGGACGAAACCATCACCGAAGCGATGGCGACAGAGCAGCCCGTTTCTCTCACGCTGAAAAAAAGCAGGGCACAAGGCGGAACTTACATTTACCTGGCGGTGACAATACGCCGGGCGTTGAGGGAGTCAGGGTTCACGACAGGGCTTGTTACCAGAAACGAAGGTTTGGTTGATAGCCGCGTTGATGATTCAGCGGTGATGTTCAAGGTGGCATGGATGCTGGATCAGTTGCCAGTCTGGATGCTGCCGGACGGGTACGACCGGAGCATGACGGAACACGTCATTCGCTTACCCAATGGATCTGGTTGGAGCGGCTACGCGGCGACGGGTGACGTTGCCCGCGGCGGCCGATCCTCGATTTTCTGTTTCGACGAACCAGGAAGTGAAGAGTTTATTGCGGCGAATCGTGACTTCAAAGTTCTGAGTTCCGTTTCCCATGTCTCGAATTGCATCTTCTTGGTTTCAACCTTCGGCGTCGATTCGGGTGTGTTTTACGAAGCAGCGACGGACCCTGACAATCCAAGAGTCTACACGCTGGACTGGAAAGACAATCCTCTGCATTCGCGGCTGTCTTATACCGTGACTGACGGGGTAGCCAAATCGACTCGCCCCGAAGACCAGACTAAAGTTGATGAGTACATCGCATCCCACAAACGGGAACTGAAGTCTATCGACCGTCGAGGACACAAGACTGAAGGCAAGGTTCTATCTCCGTGGTACAACGCGCATCGGCTACTTCCGGGCGCTACTCCCCGCTACATCGCTCGCGAACTCGACATGGACCCTCGGGGGGCAGTGGGCAAAGTCTTCACCACCGACCTACTCGACCGCATGAAGCGCGAGCACTGCAAGCCTCCAGTGTGGCAGGGTACGCCAGTGTTCGACTCGGAAACACTCAAGCTAAAAGGGCTGATTCCCAGAGACGACGGCCCGTTGAAACTGTGGTTCAAACCGGGAATCGACAACATGCCGCCACTTGGACCGTTTACTGTTGGATGTGACATTGCCTCGGGCGGCGTGTCGGAATTCGCGTCCAATTCCACGGTATCAGCATTGGATGACCGCACGGGTGAGCAAGTCCTCGAATACGCCATCAAGGGGATGGAGCCGCGTCCATTCGCACGCAGGGCGGTAGGGCTGTCCATGTGGTTACGGAACGCCCTGCTGGGCTGGGAGGACTCCGGGGTGTCCGGCGGTTTTGCCAAGGAAGTAATGGAAGTCGCCTATTACGGGAACGTGTTCTTTCGGGACGTGATGCAGCTTGGCTCCCAGAAGAAAAGCCGTAAGCCGGGCTGGCCATGCCGCGATGCTGACAAGGCGGATATGTTCGAGCAGATGGCGTTGGCGATGGAGAACGGTAATTACATTCCACGTTCAGAAGATATGATTACCGAGTGCGGCGAATACGAGTGGGACGGCGGCAAAATTGTCCATGCGCCGACGAAAAACAAGGGTGCGACCGAAAAGAATCACGGTGACCGCGCTATATCCGGTGGAGGTTGCTGGCAGGTATTCAACACCGACAACGCGGGAGATAAGATTGACACAAGCGACGAAAGTCGTCAAACTCCCGAATATGGCAGTTTCAAGTGGCGAGAGGATCAGGAGCGGACGCAAATGAAATCCGGGAGTCCTGATTTTGGGATTCGGGATATTATTGGTCACTGAATCGGAGGTAGAACCCGATGGACGAAAAACTTGACAAGGCGCTTGAAATTGTATTGGGAATGGTACGAACCAATCTCAAGGGGCCAGAGGCGCTACAGATTACGCAAGCGGCGTTGAATCTGGCACACACAAAAGACGTGCTGAATCAAAGAAAGCCGACACGGACAAAGGGGAGCAGCGCCTAGCGTTGCTCTTTGAGGCATAAGCGGATTGATCCCCGCTGAGATGCCTTCAACATCGCAGCCTTTGAAGGGGGCAGCGCAAGTGCGCAGCTCCCTTTTTCTTTTGGTACTGCGATGATTGATCTTGCCAACGACGAAAAACGCGGCCGCCTCTTAAAGGCTATCCGATCATCGCGTGAAGCGATGGTGCCGTTTCGTCGTGTTCGCAAAGAACTCATCAAAGACTATGTGGGTTCGTGGTACTCAACATCAGGCGCTGACAACAAAACGCTCGTCAACCTGATGAACCAGACGGCCCGCATCTACACGGTCACTCTGGCCGCGAACAACCCGCAAGTTCTGGTCTCGACGCCGCGAATGGAAACGCTACCGTTCGCGCGACGGTTCGAGGTCAACCTCAACAAACTCATCGGCGATATGGCGCTGGACAAGACGTTCCGGGCCATCGTCCTGGATGCGTTCTTCTGCATCGGGTGCGGCGTCGTGATGATGCGCGACACCGATACGCGATTTCACGGATTGTTGGAATCCGAAGAAGACGTGTGGCTCGATCCAGGCGAACCGTGGCTGAACCGGGTTTCTCTGGATGACTTGATCTTGGACATGCCCGCCAAAGAACTGACCAAGATGCGGTATTGTGGGCATCGCTACCGGGCTGACTACGAAAAGGTGATGGATGAGCCGGGATACTCCAAGAAGGTCAAGGACAAACTCACACCGACGACGCGAGAACACCACGACCAGACCGGCGCGGTGCGCGACATCGCCTCTGAATGGGGCAGCGCCGAAGACGACGACCTGAAAGACATGGTCTGGTTGATGGACGTGTGGATCGCCGAGAATAATTCCATCGCTACGATGGCCGTTGACCAGCACGACTTGGAGCCGTTGATTGAACGGGAATGGAAGGGGTCTCAAGCGGGTCCGTACAAGTTCCTCTCACTGGGGACCGTCCCCGACAACGTCATCCCCGTTTCCCCGGCCATCAACCTGAAGGGGATGCACGACCTGCAAAACAGGCTTCATCGCAGGATGGAAGATGACTCGGACGCTCATCGAGTAGTTAATGTCTATCCGCCGGGGATGGAAGATGACGCTGAGAAGTTGCGCACCGCTGGACGAAACAGTTGGGTTCGCGGCAAGAGTCCTGAGTCGATCAAACAATTCGAGGTCGGTGGCATCGACCAGCGCGACATGGCGATGGCCACGTTCCTGCAAGGCGAGTACGACCGCTTCGCCGGCAACCTTCAGGCGATGGGCGGGTTGGGGCCGCAGTCGGCAACCGTTGGTCAAGAAGAGTTGATTCACGGGCAGTTGTCCAAAAACGTCGCCGACATGCGGATGGCGGTTGTTTCGTTCGCTTCGGAGTGCATTCTTGATCTTGGGCGGTTGATGTGGGAGGACGAGACGCTTGAAATTCATTCATCCATTCCTGTTGGGAATAGCGGCATCGAGGTTCGTGCGGATTGGGAACCGGGAAACCGCCAGGGTGAATTCGAGGACTACGAGTTTCGGGTGGAGCCGTACTCGATGGTCTTCAAGACGCCCGAACAGAAGTTGCAAGAGCTATTTCAGACACTCCAACAGCTTGCACCTCTTTGGCCGATGTTCCAGGCGTCTGGGGCGACATTGGACGCAGAGGCAATTGTCGATGAGATCGCTCGACTGAAGAATCGTCCCGAATTCAAGCGGTTCATCACGTTCGCCAATCCTGCCGAGCAGCTAGGAGGTGATCAGAACACGGTCAGACAATCACCTGTGACGAGTCGAGAGACGGTGCGGACGAACGTGCCAACAGGCGGGACCGCCGATGCAAGGTCTTCCGCCACGATCCAGTCATTGATGGGCGGCAAGTCTCAGGTAAACGGGCAGATGGCCAGCGCAATGGAAAGGGCACCGGCATGAAGGTGGCATACAGCATAAACGGCAAGGAAGTAACGCCAGAGGAATTCCGCAAGGGCGAGAAGGATGGCTGGCTAGAACCGCGGCCGACGCATATCCAAGCATGCCGTTCCAATAGCCCGCGAATTTCCGAGTCAACGGGAGTAATGCCGAGCCAAGTGCAAGCCGAGCGAAAGAAGCTCCAAAAGCTAAAAGACAGAGGGCAGCTTACTGGCGTCGATATTCGCGACAGCGGAGCGATGGAGTTCACCAGTAATGGAGACCAGGGCGCTACCGGTTGGCAGCGTTATCGCGGGAACTTGGTAAATTTTGACGGTGGGTACGCTGACACATACACGCCAGACGATCGCTTTGGCACCCAACCAGAATAACGGGATAACAATTCAATGCCAGTAGCAGAAATCACCGATCTGACGGAAGACAGCACAAAAGAAGACGTGCAAGAATACGTCGATCAGGTTGCGAAGGAAGTTGAATCGGATCGCGCGGGCGAAGAAAAGTCGGACGCGCAAATCACTTCCGAGCACGCAAGCACTCAGCAACCCGATCACAAAGAAAAAACTGCCGAGACAGATTCCGGCAGCGACGAAACCGCTGAGGCCGAGAGCCAAGGCGAGGATACCGGCAACGATTCGGAAGGCCCGGAATGGCTGACTGACGAATTGAAAGCCGAGGCAGCCGCGAATGGCATTGAGGAGTCGGAGATTTCCGATTTCTCCAGTCGCGAGGAAGTGGAGCGGGCACTACGTCTTTTCGACAAGAGTGCGCTGGAAGCCGGACGTAAGGCATTAGCCGAATCGGAAAGCGAAAGCGACAAAGGCAAGACTCGTAACGAGAAGGGCCAGTTCGAGAAGAATGAAACGCCCAAGGCTGACGACGAACCTGTTGACACCAAATCGCAGGTCGAAGGTCAGTACGAGATCAAGTTGGACACAGACTTGTACGACGAGGAGATCGTGGATGAACTCACTGGACTGAGGGACCACTACGAGTCTCGTATGCAAGCCTTGGAGTCACGGCTGGTTGCTTCCGAAGAACGGTCTACGGAAGCCGAAGAAATTTCCAAGGAGCGTCACTTCGACAACTTGGTGGATTCACTCGGCCACGCCGACCTGTTCGGCAAAACCGACAAGGAAACCACCAAGGAGAAGGATCGCCGCGACGACCTGTTCGTTGAGGTGGAAACCTACCTGTTAGGTCGAAAGGCACTTGGTCGTCCAGCGGAACTCACTGAAGAACTGATGAAACGAATTTCACGTTCTATATTTTCGGAAGAAATCGGAAAGAAAGAACTCAAAAACCGAACCCGTAAGATTTCCAGGCAGAGCAACGGAAGGCAAGGTGGCGGGGCAACCCGACCGCAAGACCCACGGGACGACCCACGGGACGCAGCCGACCGACTCTACAAGGAAATGGACGGGGCATAAATAAAGGAATAGCCCAATGGCACTAGGCATTGAACAAATTGATGATTTCGTCGCTGGCATTCACCAGAAATTCGCTGGTGAAGAACATTTGGCGGCGCAGGATATTTCCCTGCCGCTGCAAGAGTACAAGTACGCATCGCGCCTCTTCAGTGGAAACCTGAAGAAAGACACGATGAGCACTTCGCAGGCCAAGTGGAAGGTCAAGGTGAACACGAACGACAACTTCCAGGTGGTCGGTCTGTACCATCGGGATTCATCGAGTCGCACGTCCGTTCTCACCGAGGGCGGGTTGAAGTGGGGTCTTACGACCAACAACTATCACTACGACATCGACGAGGAAATCTTCCGCACCGGTGGACGGCAGATTTACGACTACATTGAGGACATGGAACGGGATTTGATGACCTCGTTCTACACCGGCATGGAAGACCTGATATTCGGCGCTGGACCGTCCAGTCCGACTCAATCTCCTTTCCCACCCGTGTCTTTGCTGTGGTGGATCACCGCCACGGACGACAGTACGTCCGAGAACAATTCGGAAGAAGGGTTCGACGGTTATGCTCCGGTCGGTTGGGGCGCGAACGGCGTCGGTGAAATCGACCCCATTGTTTACGATCAGTGGCGGAACCGGACGTTCCCTTACACGACCGTGGACCGGGCTGATTTCGTGGAGAAGACCATCAACTCGATGGACCTCTGCCAGTTCATGCCGCCGGTTCAACGGCCGGATATCGTGGATCAGAAACGCCACGATTGGGAGCTATTGACCACGCACAGTCGTCTCGCCTTAGCGCGTCAATTGCTTCAGCTTGGCAATGACAACATCGGCGACGACATGGCGGCGCACAGCGGAACGGTTAATATCCGTGGTGTTCCGCTGAACTGGATACCGGCCTGGACGAATGCTTCCAGTGAGAATGCCCGTACCGATGGAATTATCCTCGGCGTGAACTGGGCGACGTTCAGATGCTACTACGCCGCAGGCCGCATGATGCGGAAGCGGAAGGCGTTCCAGCATCCCGAAATGTCGAACGTCCGCGTTCGCGCGATGGACGATTCGTTGCAGTTGGTGTGCTTCAATCGTCGGGGTAACTTCCGTGGGTACAGCACGACAACCGTAACGGAAACTGCGTAGGCGAGAGAGTAGGAATCCTGTGTAGCGTCGTTGGCCTTCCGACGTAAAAACAGTCGGCCTTTTTCTTGACAGGGACGACGCCCACCCTCGGCTGGGACAAACCCCGCTCTTACTAAGGATTGATCTGATGCAAACCTATTTTGAAGACATGTCCACCAGGTTGTTCTCGCCGCGCGTGTGGCGGGGTTTTTCGGCTCCACAATCCTTTTCGCCGAATGGCAGTGTTGCGACAGGAAGCAGCGGGAATCCAGCGTTTGGGTTTTTCGACGACTTCCTGACGTTCAGCGAGACCACTTTGGTCGGCCCTTATGCGAACCTCGTTACTGCGGCCGGCACTTTGGCGAAGGTCGCTGATACGGCGGCAGCAAAGGGAATCCTGAGTGCCACCATCGTTGGTGACACCGCCGAAGACGAGAATGTACTCAAGTGGGGATCGACGCTGTCTGCGCCGTTTTTGCTCGCAGACAACGACCTTGCGTTTGAAGCCTGCCTCTCGATGTCGGCAGTCACCGCGGCCAAGTGGAACATTGCCGTTGGCTTAGGTCAGGCCGACATGATTACGACCGACCTGATGTTCACCGACGCCGACATCTTGGCCGACAAGAACTTCTGCGGGTTTGTTAAGCTCGTAGGGGAGGCTGGCGTCTTTGACGGTGCCTACAAGGCAGACGGTCAAACGTATCAGGACGGTGCGACCAAGACGAAGCTGAACGCTCTGGCGACGTTTACTGCGTCGGCAACGACCTACGTCAAGCTCGGCATGCGCTATCGTGCCCATCCGAAGACGCTTGAGTGGTACGTCAATGGTGCTGCCCTTGGCAACATCGCCCCGTCCCGCCTGACGGCGACAGAAGTCGATGCGGCGACGTTCCCTGACGACGTGCAACTGGCTCCCTTCATCGGGATCAAGGACGGTGCCGGAGACACGGCGTTGAACGTCCAAGTCGATTGGTGGGCCTGCGCTCAGAACGAGTAATTCCTCTAGCTGCTTCCGGGGGCGGGTTCACGCCCGCTCCCGGTTCGCGGCAGTGTGACATCCATGAGTGATACGCTCCACACAGTCTGCATTGAATTCTGTGGAGGTCCGTTCTGTGGATTCGTCCAACTGGCCGAGCTGCACGTCGGGGACCACATGGAATCTCGACTGTGGACTGCTGACAGTAAGAACTACCACCATTACGAATCGGACGATGTACTGGAGGATGGCCAAGCGATTCTGTACATGAAGTACCGGGGCGTTCTGGAAGCGTGACTCTCAATTCTCTTGAGCCGCTTTCTTTCGGGCCAGTTTCTCTTGAGCCGTTTTCCTTCGGACCACTTTCCTTCGGGCAGCTTCTAGCTTTCGGGCGTTCGGGCTGTCTGCCGCGGAGAGTTCATCGACCGCGTCTTCCGCCAGTTCTACATACCGCTTGGCCATCCATAGCTCGAAGTCTGTGACCTCTGACCGATCCGCACCCAGCAATTCGTTCCGGGCTGGATCAGTACCGTCCGTTTTACCCTTTCCGTAGAGTCCGGCGAGTTCCTTGAATTTGCTCCAGTATTTAGTGGGTTTGGCTCGCTTCCCTTTGTAGTGGTTAAACAGAAGTTTCTGGGATTCTTCGTGCGACCAGCCGGTATCATTCAGGGTCTTCCGGGCCTTCTCCCGCTTCTCCAGCGACTCCTCATACGTCTTGCTCTTGGGGTCAGGTTCGACGATTGCGTTGTAGAGAAGCGTCTGCTTTCGTTCTTCGCGGCGTTCGCGAGCCATTTCCATCTGGTCTTCGTTGAGGTATTTCGACGCACCAGACAGGTCCGTATCCCACTCGACCTTGGCCCCCAGCCATTTCTCCAACTCATCCGGTGTGAGTCCCGGAGGCTTCTCGCCCGACATCTGTCGCCCCACCTTCTGTACTGTCGAGAGGAACGTCTCCTCTGTCGGCGGTGCGCCCTTGTCGTAGATGTTGACGTTGCGGCCCATGAAACTCGCCGCTGTCCATCCCATCGCCTCTAACTCGGTCTCCGAGTTTTCGTGGGCTTCAACGGCGGTCTGAACTGATAGCGGCGTCATGTTTGACACCAAGATGTTGGCTACGGATGTTGGACGATGAACCACGTCCTTCTTGCTGGACAGGTCCAAGATTGCCTGCGCCCACGGGTTAAGTTTGTATTTTCCAAAGCCAGCAAGATGTTCGCGAGCACCAAGTTCGCGGGTTTCCCAGATTTGATCGCCACTCCTTGCCGACCAAGCGGAATTCAGCAACCGGAACTGTAATGCAGCCTGCTGGCCCAGTCCAGATGACATATCCATGTGATTATTGTCAGTCACCACTTTCCCCCAGAAATCCGAGTCGGTCGGGTTCAGTGTGTCTTCGTCGTCGTCGGGGAGAAACTCTCGTTCCTCGTCGTCGCCCAGCAGCATCTGCAGGACGGCAGTAAGTGCCCACATGCCAACGAATGTCTTAACGTAACCAATCGCGGCCATCGTTCGCACCTTGGAGTCGCCACCCATAAAAAACACCGGGCCGCCTGTCATTATTTGAGCGCGAGCCACGTACATGCCCGTTGCCCAGAGTGGAATAGAGGCGACTTTCATCGCAGCCTGCCGCATGGTCGCATCTTTTGGCGGCTTGTACCCCAGCGTCCACACATTCACCTGTCGAGCGATAGCCTCTCCTTGCTCCTGTGTCATTTCCCGACCATTGAACATCCAGCCGTCGTTGGTGTATGCCCACTTCATCACTTTCCACAGGTTAAAGCGAACTTCATTCATGGCCGTCGAGAAAGTTCGTTCTCCCATAGCAAGTCCGGGGATCTTTTGTATCCAGTCACTGTTTCCAAAGAATCTCTTTCTTGCCTCCTCGCCCAGGAGAACACCGTAACCTACAGCTTCCTGGTAGTCGGGGTCGGCTTCCCGTTTTGCATCTTGTAGCTTGCGCTGCCTGGTACTCAACGACTTAACCGTGGGGATCAGCGACCTAGCCCACACGATCGGATGCTTATACATGGTCGGTCCAAGTTGTATGCCGTGCGCGCCCATGTCCCATGTCGTCATTAACCCCTTATGTATCGTGGCCGCAGTACTGCCCCAGCGGCCCACGGTCTGCCAGCCAGTCTCGTTGTTCATCTCGTACTCGGCCTGCATCTCTGCGAATTCCTCACGCACTGCCATCTCTTCTAGCTTGGCCTCTTGCCATGCTGGATCATCGAAGACTTGGGCAGTCTTGCGTTTCCTTGGGGCAAAGTCGCCACTGGCAATGCGGGCTGTGATGTTCGCCGCGTTCCGCTTGCTCTGTGCGATAGACGCTCGTAAAGCGTACTCGTCTTCCAACGCTTCCGCCCGCTGAGCGCGAAGTGCGTCCAGTTGCTTCCGTGCTTTTGCCAGCTTTGCGGATTCCAGACGTGTCTTTGCCGGCTTCTCTTTCATCTTGAAGCCCGCGGCTCGTTCCGCTTCCAGCTTGGCAACCTGTTTCTCTGCCGCCTTCTCTGCCGCCAAGAGCTTCCTGTTCGTCTCGAAGTTCGGATCGAGAGTCTTCCGCATCAAGTCCTTCTCGGCCTTCAATGCCTCGATTTCTGCCTTCCGTGCGTCTACTCTCGAACCATCGGGATGTGTCAGTTCGAGCTTGGGAAACACATCCTTATTCACTAACTGTTTTTTGAGTGCCTTTATCTGTCCGTCCAGAACCTTTATGTACGCTTCAATGGCCGGGTCAACAAAATGCCCACCGTCATCATCCCAACGCGCGGCCTCGGCCTCTTTGGATGCGCGAACGATAGCGTTCAGTCTCTCTTTTCGCTGGTTACGCTGCTCCCGAAGAGATTCTATCTCCACGTCCGTGAGAGCCGCCGTCCTGTTCTTTACGGTCTTTCCGCGGTCTTTGATCTGCTTATCAAGATTACGGATCTCATTGTTCAGCCGGGTCTTAATCGCTTCTCTCGTGCTTTTGAGTCTCGCCTCGCCACCTTCTGCATTCCACCACCCCTCGCGCTCGGCTTCCTTCTTCATCTCGTTAGTGACCCGAGCCATCTCCTGTTCCGCTTTGGACGGAGTGTGCCGTTCCCCACCCGATGGCTTAGGTGTAATCTGCTGCTGCATGTCGTGCTGCTTGCTCTGCTCTCGCGACTCTCCTTTGTAGTCCCGGTACTTCACATCCAGGTCGTCTTGCGACAGTGTCGTCCACTCGCCGTATCCGGCGAGCATGTCCTGTGCGTCGTTCCATGTAATGTCAGGATCGGCTTCCTTCAACTCTTTGTGCAGCAGGTCAATCAGATCCTCTCGACTGATGAATTTCCCGTCCTTCTTGCGTGTTTCGGCAAGGATTTCTTTGGCCATTTCCCCAACCGCACCGTACTGTTCTTTCACATCGTCTGAATCCGCCAGTCGCTCTTTGATCTTGCCCTGTCGAACTTTGGCAGACTCCGCACGGGCCGTGCGGTATAGTTCTTTCAGATGCGGTCGAACCCAGTCGCCGAGTTCCGCAACCATGTCCTTGAGGAAGTCTTCCGACTTTCGCGATCCAGATTCCATGACATAGCCGGCCACGATTGCCGCATCCGCAACATCGGCCCGCAAATCTGCATCAGCTTCGGTGTCCTTTCCGACGGCCGCTCGTCGCCCAACTGCGGCCCGACCGCCTTCGGACCCAAGATCCTGGGCCAGGGGATCGGACACGGGAAACGGCATCGACCCGGACGTTTCCCCCTTCAGCGTCTTCGGCCACTCGCCACGAATACGATCGTATGAGTTGGGGTCGCTCTGCTCGCTCCAGCGAATTGACTCCGACCCTCCAGACTTAATCATCACTGGGAATCGCGTGACGCCTCTCGCCTTCAATTCCATCGCACGGTGGCGACCTTCGTGGCCGACCACCGAGGCCGTTCCCTTGCCGTCGTTGTCGAAAGACAGCAATGGGATAGAAGAGAGCTTCTTGCCCTGAGACAGTACCCCGCGGACGGTCTCCTGTTTCGACGAGGTGGGTTCATCAAGCGTCTCGGCCATCTGAAGAAATTCGTCTGGCGTCATGTAGACCAACATCTCACGCGACTTGAACGAACCAGACTCTTTCTCAGCCTTGTCGATGGCCTCTTTTGTGAAATAGTTGCGATAGTCGGGGGAAGTGTCTTTCCTCGAAACGATTTGCACTTGCCGCGGGTCGAATGCAATGTAATGTTCGCCACCCTTTGACTTTGGGGCCATGTTTGACCGCAGAATCAAACCATCGTGATTTTTGACAGAAGCGATACGTCCCACCATCTGAGTCGCGTTGTGCTGAATCAGATACTCCACCTGATCCTTGGTGTTCTCCTTTTCCATAAACTTTGCGTGTGCGTTGCTCGGTAGCGTCACGTCCGCTTCTGCTGCTGCCAGCGCAAACACTCTCTCGTCTACTTTAATCTTACCGTTGGCATCCACGACCATTGGGTTCTGAAGGTTTACATAGGCGTCAACAACTCCCGACTTAGCCGACGTGACGATCGACTTTTTCGCCTCGGCGTATGGAATCCCCAACTCCTGCGACAGTTTTTCAACCTGCCCGGTGAAATCGAGGTTCACACTTGGATCGACAGACGAATACCGCTCGGCTTCTGCTGCGTCACTGGTAAAGCTGATCCCTTTACCGAAAAGGGAGTTTTCTCCGCCAACCACAAACCGATCGAATTCTGCTCTTGTGCCGTGGTGGACTTTCTTGGGCTGCCCTTCCGCTGTGGCTACCTTTGTTCCTGAAAAGTCTTTATCCGGTGCTTCCGCTCGCCGCCCAACGGCGGCCCGACCGCCCCCATCCACCAATCGCTCGAAATCGGTGTAGGGTGCTGTGGTGTATCTACCAGAACGGTTTGCGACAGTTATCGTATCTGGCGAGTCGGAACTCCGCCGATGCATTACACGATACTCGGTAACACGATCACCGTCTCGCTGATAGACGACCTCGCCTTCCTGCGGAACGCTGTTGGCTGTCTCAAACTGCGATAAGGACGACACGATGGGAAATCGCCCTGTGCTCGCTTCCTGCCGTCCAACTGCTGCCCTGCCGCCCTTTGCCTTCCTCTGGTTCCTTCTGTCGCGGATTCGCTGGAGGGCAGCGTCTTTGGCCTCTTCAGTAACACGACGGTTCTTCGATCCACGAGATTTACGGGATCGTGTACGATGACTTTTCAACTCCGCTTCAAGTTGCTTGATCCTCTCTTCAGCGGTTGAGGCAGATTCCTTCTGATCAACCTTCTTTTCCTCCACGGCCTGCTTCCTCTTTGACGCTTCAAGTCGTTTGGCAATGTCCTTGGCTTTTCCAGCGGTGACATCATTGCCCTCAGCGTCGTACTCTCTCTGCCCCTTGTTGGCTCGCAGCAAATCCTTCTCGATGTGCGCCTCGCCGTCCTTGTCCACAATCGCTTGCAGGACGTGACCTATTGCCGCGAACTGACGCCGGCCGACGTTCTTTGCTGCCTGGTGCAGGGTTTTCAGGATCTCTTTGTGACGATCCGCTTCCTCGTATTGTTTGTTTGCGTTGTCGGTATCCTCACTGGCCGCATACTCGTTGCCTAGATCGGTGGCCCCGTCAGCCTTTCTCTTGTGGTAATCCACACTCGCTGAAAGGTCGGCAACTTCCTCGACCGACATTGTGTACTGTTCCATGACGACCTTTTTGGCCATCGTTTGGATCTCTATGTCTGATTTCTCCGTCAGATTCGCCACAGCGTCCGTTACGAGTTCGACGGCACTGACTTTTTCTGTTTCCGTGAGGGGCGGCAATCCAAGGGATTCGGTTTGTGCGTCCAGTCGTACCTTCTTGATGCCTACGAATGGGTCACGGTTTAGTTTCTCTCCCTCGGCTTCTGGTGGTTTGGCGGCCGGCGGTTCCGGTGGCTTGTCCGGCACCTTGGCTTTTGCTGGCTTGGGAACCGGCTTGACCGTAGGCTTCTTCTCTTTTTGTTTACGTTCCGCCTTAACTTTCCGTAAGTGTTCTCGCAGCCCATCCAGTTTGCTGCCCTTTGCAATAGCCGCTCGCCCAACGGCGGCCCTACCGCCCTCGAACTTCGGCGTCGAGACATCATCCGGCAGCAGAAACACCTTCTGGACAGCGAAGGGGCGGTCCTCCGCGAGGATGTACCGCGGGTGGTCCTTGTCGCCACGCCAGCCGTCCTTATCGAACATCTGTGGACCGTAATTGACCCAGCTGTTCTGTCCGCGGGTTTCGCTGGTCATCGCGCGGCGTGCTTCGGGCGAGAACATGGTCACATGTTTTGCCCACGCTCTCTCTTCGCCAACGCCACCGAACTGGTTGCCATCCGCCACATGGCCGTAGTAGTCATGCACGGCGCGAAACAGGTCGTTGTAGACCAGTTCGTAGTCCCCCTGAAAAATGCCGGTCCCTTCAAGAAGTGGATGGTCAGCCGACACCTCTTTGCTGCCGAACGAATCCGGGGATGTCTGGTACACCTGCATGTGGCTGTTGTCGGCCACGTCCGCCATCATGGCTTCGCTGTTGTTGTACCCGTCGTTCCCATACGTGAACGTCATGCCGTCGTTGGCGACGATGTGCTGGTACTGCGAGAGAACTTCCTCAGCCAACTGTTCGTAGGCTGCGCGGACCTCGGGCTTGTTTAGCTCGGTGTCCGGTGCGTCCTCGAACTGCTGCCCGATTGTGCGGGAGCGTGTCTCGTCCAGATTGACGAGATCGTGAGGTGGAAACTCTTCAATTCCCAACCGTTCGCGGTTGTCTTCAAGGTAGTCTTCAGCCGAGGCTGTTACCTTCTGCGCTGCGTCATTCGTCTGTGCCTGGCCAGTGCGTACCCCTCGTCTGTTTCGGGATCCTCCAAAGTCTGTTCGGGATCCTGGTCGCCGGCCGACGGCTGCCCTGGTGCCGTCACCGGGTTCACCCGGTACAGTTGCTCCGCTGTCTGGTTCGGGAACGCCTCGGACGCCTCGATCTGCGTCCGTAGCTGCTTCGCCATCCAACTGTCGCCCTTGCCCCTCTTCTCCATCCCGATCAAGTCTTGCTTCAGTCGCTCCAGCACGGTAGGCATCGTAATTCCCCTTGTTAAGAACTGTGCTTTCATAATAGTTCGACTGAGCCGACAAAACAAGATCTTGGAAGGATTCGCGCAACTCGCCAGCCAAATCTTGCAAAACGCCGGTCATCTCCGCGGTACGGTCTGCACTGTCGAACTCCGGCACATACTGGAACCGCAGGCCGATAAATTGAGTAGGCATCTCGGTCCCAGTGTCGAACGGACCAGTCACAAATGTGAACCCAGCTTCCGGCACCGTCTCATTGACCTGCGCAATGATCTCCTTGACTTCTTTCTCGGTTGCCGGTCGGGAGAAGCCCAACTCCACGCCGGGCCTAGCATTCTCGCTCTCGCTAGCGTCGTTCAAGACCCGAGACACCACCACGGCGTCTTGGTTCGCTTCCTGGGCCACGCGGGCCACCTCTGCCAGGACATCTGCCGGATCGAACTCGGGCCGCACTGTGAACTCCAGGTCCATCGACCGCTCATCCACTTTGACCAACTCGCCTTTGTCGAAGTACGAGTACCGACCCAAAGTAGGATTGGCCTTCGCAATCAACACTGCGGCGTTGTCTATCAGCTTCTGCCAGACGCCAGCGAACGCTCCCCGTAGGTCGCCGGCTGTCGGCTTAAAATCAGGTCGCTCAATAGTCGAGCCAACTATGTAGCGAGACGGGTTGAGTTCGCGGTGCTGGTCATCGAAGCTGCCACGGATTTGAGTTAATCCCTGTCGTCCAACAGCGGCTCTTCCACCGGAGGAAGGCCCGACCATTCCCTGTCCAGTCGCTCGATCTCTTGCTCGGTCGGTTCCCGTCCGTGAACCTTCCTGAACGCCCTCGCGTACATCTCCTCCATTGGCCCATGTGGGGTCGTTGATTCCGCCTGCTGCGTCGAAGACGCGACCCCTCGCTTCTTCGATGGTGATGTCGCCATTTTGATATTGCTCCCAGATCCCTGCGGCGTGTCTTACGTTCTGCTTTTGGCTTTTGAAGACATTCGGGAACAGCCCGCGAACGGCGTCCCAGGTGGCGCTCTGCATCTGCCTCGGCAGAATCCCGGCCTCTTCAGCGGCTAAATTGTACGCTTCCGCGAACGCAAAGTATACACCGCTGATGCCACTGGCCCTAGAGCTGGCCACTCCACCTTTACCGAAGTTATGCTTTACTGGGGCGTCCTTCCCAGAAAACGGCTGTAGTAATGCTGCGGCGATTGCATGGGTGTCCATGGTCACGCCACCGTCCGGGTTCATTGGATCGATGATGTTATTGAAGAAGTTCCGAACCTTATGCTGTACGCCCAAGCTTCGTGAGATGTTTTCAGGAATGCCGTTGTTTCTAATTGCAACCGCTCTGCGGATCTCGCTATAGCTGCCCCACGCTAGACGGGCCTTATCGCCGTTATCGTTTCTAGCCACACCGGTAACGCTGCCGTCTGGCGCGATGACGTTGTAGTCCTTGGTGGTGTTCACTTCGTGATGCAGCCTTGCCATCATCGCCTGTATGTTCTCTGGAACGCTATTCATGGACTGACCCATGTATTGCTCAAGCTCTTCCAGAAGTGCATCCTGCTCCTGTCGCCTGTTTTCTAGCTTTGCCTTGGCAGTATCTAGCGCCGCCTTGCGTCCCTTGGACCGCGACTTCTTGTACGCTTTCTCAGTTTTCCGAACATCCTTCTCGTAGCCTACCAGGCTGGCGGGTAGCACCACGCCTCTCTGGTGCGCAACCATCTCCTGGGTCATGGTCGGGTTGGTAGCAAACGCTTCGAGGACCAGCTCGGCCACGCGAACATTCTGATACCAGTCCTTTTGTGGCGACATGGAGGCTATGATTCCCGCCGCCTGCTCTGGAGTCACGTTAAATCGCTTGGCGAAGTCATGTGCTATGGAATTCGCGCCGTCATACCAAAGTGTTGAAATCTCCCTGAATTCTGGGTTGTATGCTTCATATATATAGAGCAGGTTGTCAGCAGCCGCCCTGACGAAGACGTCGTATATCTCTTGTGCCTCTTCTACCGTGGTTGCTTCACCAAAGTTGTCCCCAGCAATCAACGGATACTTGGCGATTATGTTGGCGTTTTTGATGAAGAGTTGGGGGGCCGTTTCCTTGACGTAGTCCAGCGACAGGTCGTCGTTGTCTGTAAATACCTTCTCGCCTTTGACGGTTCGCACCGACAGACCCTTTGCTATGCGACTCCCAGATCTGTCGTGTGCGCGCACATCATCGACGTTAATCTTTCCAACCGCCGCCCGCTTCCCTGTGCCGTCGCTAGTGCGACCCTTGGTCAGTTCTAGAAGCTCTTCACCCCAAAGGCTCTCGGGTGTCCACTCGGCTCCCAGGCGGGACAACTCATCCCGGGTCTGTTCCGACATCTGGCTGTAGTGCAATCGCGTTATCGGCTTCCCGTCCGGTGTCTCGACACGCATCGTGGTTGGACCGTCTGCCCACTCGGTCGTGACCACCGAAACCTCACCATTGATCGACCGACTATCCTTTCCAACCGCTGCTCGCTTCCCGCTTCGCCGCCCTCTTCGCTTCGGTCCAGTGGCCTTTATCCCGTTCTCGGTCATCGCGGACTCAATGGCCTGCCTCGCCTGACCAGCCAGTGTGTCGGGTTCACTGTCCGCGAAGAACTTCTGTATCGCCTGCCACATTCTCTTCAGTAAGCCGGGTTCCTCTTTGCCCAACTTGTTCCAGAAGTCGAAGTCGCCCGCGTGGTCTTCCAAGTATCGGGACACTGCCTCATCGGAACGCAGGGCTGCACCGGCTTTACTTTTGCTGTTCCACTGCTTAATTAACTTGGCGAGTCCAGCCTTGGTTTCTCCAGTCGCTTCGGCGTGGGCAGTTTTCAGGTCTCCCAAATACCCATCCCTGGCGTCTTCAAGCCCCTTGTAGTTCGGATCGAGAGCCTTCTGCTTGCGATCATGCTGAACCAGCCACCTTGCAAATTTATTCCACGCCTTCGGATCAGACACACGCATGGCATGAAACGCTTCGTGAGCGAAAATCCCCCACATTACCGACTCGGGCGACTTCTTCCGCTTTTTGCCATCAGTAACAGCTTTCCGCAGTCCGGCCCGGTTGAACCACACTGTCTTTGTGTCGGGATCCCACCAAGCGACAACAGACGGTTGGCCACCTTCAACGAGCCGCAGATCGAAACCTATTTTTCCAGCTATTTTTGCCTGCTGTTTTTCGACAGCAGTAGTCGGCTCAACCTCTCTCGCTTCCGGTTGCCCTTTATCCGCCTGCATTGCATCTGGGATCGACTCGCTGGAGGCAGGCTTGCCAGAGTCCTGTTCGGAAACTGCCTGGTCAGCAACAGCCTCTCTGGCCAAACCCTCAGCGTAATCACGGACATCTTGGTTGCTCGACAGCTCCGCGATGATGGCCTTGCGATCGGTCCCCTTGATATCAAGCTCAAGCTCATCGGCAATCTCTTGCAAGTCTTCTATGGAACTGCCCGAGAGGAATTGCTTAGTGCGATCTGCGGCCTGTGTGGCGGCGTCGGCAGGTTTGGTGGGCTGTGCTTCCGCGGCGGCCTTCTTGGCCGCCTTGGCCCTCTTGGCCCTCTTGGTCTTCTGCTCTGCCTTCTGCTCTGCTTCCAGAATCGCGTCAATCAATCCGGCCTTCCGACGACCCTGCTTTCCTTTGGGGGCCAGCTTCTTTAGTTGTAGAACGGTCTTCGCATCCAATTCAGCGCGGGAGTCGGGGGTTGCTTCCGCCTGTGTTTCCGTGGATTCGGGTTCAGATTCAGCCAGCAACCGAAGCAGTTCAGCTTTCTTCTTGCCCCCGTGGCCAGTCACGCCACGTCTGGTTAATTCCGCTTCCCGCTGCTTGTTGTTTTTCAGGTGGGAATAGTCGGGGGCTACTTCCGCTTCCGCCTGTGTCTCCGCTATCGTGGCTGCCGGCTGGGCTTTCCCTTCGGTAGCCAACGCTGGCGCTGCCTTGCTTTTCAGCGACTCTTGCGGCACACCAGTGTCACTGACGCCCGCCGGTTCCTTGACGATGGGGATTTGTCCCTGCTCGCCAAGCCGTTGGCCTTCCGCTCCCATTTCAAAGGTGACGGTGATCTGCTCGGGTGTGTACTGCCGAAGAACCGCACCGGCATTGTCGCCCATCGGGCGTCCTGCTTGGTCTTGCAGCGTGGCCGGCGCGTTGTCGGCCGCCGAGACGACCGTGAATGTGGTGCCTTTGTAGCCCTCAATTTCTAGCTGGGTTCCGGGTGGGTACTCCTTAGCCGCCGCCTCTTCCTCGGCAACTTCCTTACGGATGGTTTCCATTCTCTGGGCATCCGCCCTTTTGTTGCCGGTCTTCGTTCCCCATCTTTTATCGAACAGTTCATCAACACGGATTTCGTCTATCTTCGCGTCAACCTGCCCCTGTACGTCATCCTGCGTCGTCGGAACGTCCGGGGCGGGTTTTGCGGCCTGTTTCGGCTTCGTGGTGGCTGGGGCACTTGCTGGCTTCTGCTTATTCCGAAAATCCAGTTCTTCCCGCAGTTCAGCGATCTGCCTTTTCCAGTCTACAATGTTCCACTTCCCCATTGCGGACTCAGTATCAGCTTCTCCACGCTTGGCCTCACCCTCCACTCGGGTAATCTCGGCTTTGATCTGTTCGTCGCTGTAGGGTTGCCATCGCCTTGGTTTTCCAGTGGCTGTGGCTGCCGTCATCTCATCTCGTGTTGGGGCGGCTTCGGTGGCCTGTTGCTCTGCGGCAGCTTGCTGGCGGCCAACCACTCCGGTCCATCCGATAGTGAAATCGCTTGTTGCAATCCCCGTTTCCGTGTTGTATACAAACTCTGTCGGCGTCTCTCCTCCGTGCTGATCCGGTAACTGGCTCACCATGTCATCGGTAATCTTGACACGAATTTGTTTTCCGTCTTTCGAGACCGCAATCACCTGTGCTGTACCGGAGACTCGCGTATCGGCATCAGCCTCTCTGGGGTTCCCCGCCCACGCGACGTCAACAGTATCGCCCACGGAGACCGGACCCAGCGGGGAAGTAGGCTGATTGGGTTGCGCGAACGCGCCAACAACAGCTTCAAGGTGGTCACTTATCGTAGAAGCAGTACCATCTGGAGTGGCTTCGGTGACCGCTTCCTCTACAGGCTCTGCTGCCTCGACGGGACTCTCGACATACCCCTCAAGTTTCGTGGGATCGCCGACATCCACGCGGTACTGGTCATCCTTGACCT